ACTCGCTGACCTCGGCTATTGCGAGATTTTCGACTTCAAGTGCGCAGCTACTCGGACGTGCGATGCATGGGTTGTCGGAGGCCCGAACGACGGTAGTAAGGACTCTGAAGAGTCTATGGACACGGAACTAGAGGGGGAAGAGGAATGAAGCCAGGTCTGTACGCAAACATCAACGCCAAGCAGAAACGTATCGCGGCTGGCTCCGGTGAGAAGATGAACAAGGTCGGTAGCAAGGCGGCTCCCAGCGCGGCCGACTTTCGTAAGGCGGCTAAGACGGCCAAGCCAGTAAAGAAGAAATGATCTCACCGATCTGCATCTCGACAGTGCATGGCAAGGGTTTGCGGGTGATGCTTGCAAGTATTGCCGAATACTGTCCCGAGGTGCCTGTCTACTTGCGCGGTCCAGAGTCAGTGATTGGCGGCTTTGACACCGACCTAAAAGTGTTTGGTGCAGCGCACAATTTTGGTGACGATTACAACAACGTCATGGACCGCGCCTTTGCTGATGGCTTTGAGTCTGTGATCTGCGCTAATGACGATATTGTCCTGACGCCCACCAGCTACCGGATGCTGGTGGAGGATGTCCGGCAGCTAAAGGCTGAAACCGGCGAGCCAGTGGGCTGGGTTTCTGCGCGTTGCGATGCAGCCAGGCCAGTGCAGAACATTCGCAGCAATCCCTTTGACCAGAAGCTGAACTACTTCCGGTATCCCTACGAGGACGCCATCGTGCCAATGGAGGTAGTCAGCCCCATATTTGCGTGGATTGGCCGCGACGCCTGGGACTGCTTTAAGTTCCCACCACTGAATTGGTACTCGGATGATGTCCACTGCGAAGACTTGCGTGCGGCGGGTTTTAATCATTACCTGAGTCGGTCTTATGTGCATCACGTTGGCAGCCAGACCATTGGATTGAATGGTGAGACCCTGACCAGGGCGGCTATACCGTGGCTATTGCAGAACCGGCCACACTATGCAGAGGAGTGGTTCAAGTGAGCCACCAGGCACAAATTGATTTTGTCAGTAGCGTAAAGGCTCAATTCCCTGAGTTTTTTTCGGGTGGTCGGGTTTTAGAGATTGGCTCATTGAACATTAACGGCACCGTGCGTGACTTCTTTGTTAATTGTGAAGAGTATGTAGGTTGCGACTTAGGAAAGGGCAAGGGAGTTGACATTGTCTGCGCGGGGCATGAGTTGCCATATGCGGATGGACATTTTGATGTAGCCATATCGTGCGAGTGCTTTGAGCATGACCGGCACTGGCACAAAACATTCTCCAAGATGGTTGACCTGGTAAAGGTGGGCGGCCTGGTTGTATTTTCTTGCGCTACTACCGGCCGGCGTGAGCATGGGACAACGAGAACATCACCGGCTGATGCGCCTTTTACCAATGACTACTACATGAACCTGGAGGCCGGACACTTTGGTTTGTTGGTCAAGAGGTTTTCACGGCATGAATTTAGCGAAAATCAGTCTCCACGAGACCTGTATTTTTGGGGCATCAAATGAAGACACCAGCGTGGCAGCGTAAAGAGGGAAAGAGTCCGAGCGGAGGATTGAATGCCAAGGGACGCGCCAGCGCCAAGGCCGAGGGCATGAACCTAAAAGCGCCGGTGAAGTCTGGCGATAACCCGCGCAGGGCGTCATTCCTTGCGAGAATGGGCAATATGCCAGGTGCTGAGATGAAAGACGGCGAGCCAACGCGCTTGCTGCTGAGTTTGAAAGCGTGGGGTGCGTCATCTAAGGCTGATGCGCGAGCCAAGGCCAAAGCAATATCCAAGAGGAATAAGAAATGAACATGAACGAATTGCCAATTACCACCGACGTGGCCGCGCAAGAGCCTATGGATGACACCGAACTGGAGGCGATCATCGGGCAAGACCTGACCGACGCCGTTAGCTACATCGACTCCGACATCTCGCCTATTCGGGCGATGGGTACTGCTTATTACCGTGGTGACCCGTTTGGGAATGAGGAAGACGGGCGCTCCCAGGTAGTGGCGATGGAGGTGCGCGACACCGTATCGGCCATGATGCCCAGCCTGATGCGGGTGTTTTTCTCTAGTGAGAACACCGTTGAGTACGTCCCCGAGACTGAGGCAGACGTAGAACACGCCAAGCAGGCCACCGACTACGCAAATTTTGTATTCAACCGTGACAACAACGGCTTCATGACCACCTACGCCATCTTCAAGGATAGCCTGGTCCGGAAGTGCGGGATTGCTAAGTTCTGGTGGGAGGACTCCGAGAAGGTGGAGATAACCGATTTCACCGGCCTGGATGAGCAGACCCTGCAAATACTGATGCAGGAGCAGGCCGAGGTCAAGATTGTGGTTTCGTACCCTGACCCCGACGCGCCACCCATGCAGCCCCAGATTGACCCTATGACGGGGCAGATGATGGCGATGCCACCGACTCCCATGCTGCACGACGTGCAGATCAAGCGCGTGACCAAGGATGGGCGCATCAAGATCATGGCAGTGCCGCCAGAGGAGTTGTTGATCGACCGCCGAGCGCGTTCTTTTGACGATTGCAGCCTGATCGCGCACCGCAAGATGGCGACTGTCGCCGAACTGGTGGCAATGGGATACGACGAGGACGAGGTGCTGGACAACGTCACCGCCTCCGACCTGGACGATAACGAAGAGTACCTAGCACGCCAACCGCTGGCGACCGCGGTCGGGCAGACCGATAGCGCCAACCCCATGCAGCGTCGCGTCCTGTACATCGAGGCGTATGAGCGCATCGACTACGACGGCGACGGCATCCCCGAACTGCGCAAAATCTGCTGCATGGGTTCCGGCTACAAGGTTGTGCGCAACCTACCCGCGTCCTACATCCCGTTTGTGGACTTCCCCTGCGACCCCGAGCCACACACCAGCCCCATCGAGGCGATGTCCATATTCGACATCACGCATGACATCCAGGAGATCAAGTCAGAGATTCTGCGCAACACGCTGGACTCTCTGGCGCAGTCCATCCACCCGCGCACTGCGGTGGTAGAGGGCCAGGTCAACATGGATGACGTGCTGAACAACGAGACCGGCGCCATCATTCGTATGCGTGCGCCTGGCATGGTGCAGCCGTTCTCCAGCCCGTTTGTGGGCCAGGCCGCGTTCCCGATGCTGGACTACATCGACCAGATCAAGGAAGACCGCACCGGCATGAGCAAGGCCGCGATGGGTCTGAACGCCGACGCATTGCAGTCCAGCACCAAGGCTGCGGTGGCCGCCACCATCAGCGCGTCCCAGGGTCGCATCGAACTCACGGCTCGGATGATGGCCGAGGGCATGAAAAAATTATTCAAGGGCATCCTGTTCCTGATGGTGACCCACCAAGACAAGCCCCGCATGATTCGCCTGCGCGACAAGTTTGTGGAGATTGATCCCCGCGCTTGGAACGCGAATATGGACGTGAGCATCAACATTGGCCTGGGTAATGGAGACACCAACGAGCGCCTGCAGGCTCTGATGATGATCAGCGGCAAGCAGCAGGAGGCTCTGACGCAACTCGGCGCCCAGAACCCGCTGGTGACCCCGTCCATGTACGCCAGCACACTGCGCAAGATTGTGGAACTTAGCGGGTTCAAGGACTCCAGTCAGTTCTTTAACGATATCCCCGCCGACTATCAATCGCCAGCGCCACCACCTCCCAAACCGACACCCGAGGAGGTGCTGGCCGAGGTACAGGCCAAGTCCATCGAGGCCGACATCCAGAAGAAGGCAGCCGAGTTGGAACTCAAGCGCGAGCAGATGATCCGAGACGATGATTTCCGGCGCGATCAACTGGCGCAGGATGGACTACTAAAGAAATACGAAATTGAGTTAAAGTACAACGCACAAATCAGCAACGCTGAGATTCAAGCTGTCACCAGCATGAATCGAGAGGCAACCATCAACCAACCTGGAATGGCATGACAGATCAAGTAATTCGCTCTGGCCGCAAGGCACAGGAACTCCTAGAGGACGAGACGTTCAACACGGCACTAAGCAAGATTGAGAACGAACAACTCTGGATTTTCAAGAGCAGCAAACCCGAAGAATCCGCGAAACGCGAGATGGCCTGGTCCATGTTGAGGGCAATAGACAACCTCAAAGGTGAACTGACAAAGACCATCGACAACGCAAAAGTGGCGCAGCGTGCGCTGGAACGGGTTAATAAATGACAGAATCACTCAACATGGACGCAGCAGTCCAGGCACTCACGGCCATACTTCCCGACGAGGGAGAAAAGTCAACCGACGAGGCGTTATCTCAAAAAACTGAGGCGGCGGTGGATGAAGAATTGTCCGGTGATGCAGACGCATCGGACGATGAAACACCTACCGAACAGTCAGAGGAAGATGAGGAACCAGAGGAGATCGAAGAGCCGCAGACTTTCACCGTCAAGGTAGACGGTAAGGAAGTTTCTGTAACGCTTGACGAACTCCAACAAGGTTACTCACGAACTCAAGACTATACGCGGAAGACCCAGCAGATTGCCGAGGTGCGCAAGCAAGTCGAGCAAGAGAGTCAGGCCATCCGCGCCGAGCGTGCGCAGTACGCTCAATTGTTGGGAGCATTGGAGCAACAGGTTCAGCAGGCAGCAGAGCCTCAGATTGATTGGGACCGTCTTTATCAAGAAGACCCCATCGAGTGGGTGAGGCAGAAGGAGTTGGTGCGAGAGAACCAGACCAAGTACGCGGCTATTCAGAGCGAACAGCAGCGTCTTGCAGAAATCTCACGCGCAGAACAGGCGCAGTCGATGCAGGCATTTCTTGCTCAAGAGCAAGAAAGATTGATGGAAGTCTTACCCGAGTGGAAAGACCCCGCCAAGGCCAAGGCAGAGAAGGCGCTACTCATTGAATTCGGCCAGAAGGCAGGATTCCAACCTGATGAACTGAAGAACATTTTTGATCACCGCGTCGTGAACGTGTTGCGTAAAGCGGCACTGTACGAGCAGATGATGTCCAAGCGGGGCAACATCAAGCCGGTGACCAACAATGGCCCCAGACCAGCCAAGCCAGGTGCAGCAGGTCGAGTCTCCACGACAAGCGAGTCAACGCGTGCAAAACAACGTCTTGCAAAAAGTGGCCGCGTACAAGACGCGGTCTCCGCAATTGAACTTTTATTAAAGTGAGTAAATCATGGCAATCGTAACCAATACTTTCACCACCTTTGACGCCAAAGGTATCCGTGAAGACCTGTCCAACATCATCACCAATATCGCACCCGAAGAAACTCCCTACATGAGTAACATCGGACGCGAATCAATCAGCAACTCGCTGTTTGAATTCCAAAGCGATACCCTGGCTGCAGCCGCTGCCAACAAGCAGATCGAGGGTGACGATGTCGCCTCTTTTGACGCTGTTACCGCAACCGTTCGCCTGCAAAACTACGCCCAGATTTCGCGCAAGACCATCATCTTGTCCGCGACTGAAGAGGTGGTCAACAAGGCTGGCCGTCGCAGCGAACTGGCTTACCAGATCGCCAAGCGTAGCGCTGAACTGAAACGTGACCAAGAGTTCACCATGCTGAATGGCGCGGTGGCTGCTGCTGGTAGCACCAGCGTTGCACGCGGTACTGCATCTCTGGGCGCGTGGGTTAAGACCAACGTAGACAAGCAGACTGATGGCACTAACCCGTCGTACACCACGCTGCCAAACAGCGCCCGTACTGACGGCACTGTGCGTACCTTTACTGAGACCATTCTCAAGAATGTGATTCAGCAAGTGTGGGCTGCTGGTGGCGCTCCCAAGATTCTGATGACAGGCCCTGTTAACAAGCAGCGCGTCAGCGGATTCTCTGGTATCGCCTCCAGCCGTTTCAACATCAATGGTGGTGAAAAACCTGCAACTTTAATTGGCGCCGTGGATCTTTACGTCAGCGATTTCGGAACCGTGGCCGTTATTGCGAACAGGTTCCAACGTGAGCGTGACGCCTGGGTACTCGATCCTGAGTACGCCAAGATGGTTGTGCTGCGTCCTTACCAGCAAATTGAACTCGCTAAGACCGGCGACGCTGAGAAGCGTATGTTGCTGGTGGAGTGGGGTCACAAGGTGCTGGCCGAGAACGCCCACGGCCTGGCCGCTGACCTGATTACGTCGTAATCAATGGAAGGGATCAGGGCAACCTGATCCCTTTTTTAACGAATGAATAATCAAGTATTTGACGAGAACAATGAAGCGGGTATCACCCGCTTTTGGCATTACAACGATGAAACCGGCCAGGCAACAATTCAGACTCGGCAGGATGTCACAGCAGTTGTTGAAGCAAACAAGGCAGATTTCAATCAAGTAGATGAGCGCGCAAACTGGAAGGGCGAGTGGCATCACGTCGCCAGCATCCCAGAGGGCGTCTACTACAAACTCAAGGCCGAGGGCAAGCTGGACGATCAGGCTTATATGAAGCGCTGGCTAAATGACCCCGACAACAGATTTTTCAGAACGAGACCTGGACAAGTATGAATAACTACATTGCAGTCTGCACCCCAGCGCGGGACATGGTCCACGCCAACTTTACCTATTGCTTGGTGAATATGGTCTGCTACCACACGCTGAACACGACAGATGCAGTGAGTTTGAAAATCATGCAGGGAACGCTAATACAGAACCAGCGTGCCGACCTGGCGCTGGATGCGATGGCCGAGGGCTGCACCCATATCCTGTTTATCGACTCCGACATGACGTTCCCGCAGGACATGGTAGAGCGCCTGCTAAAGCATGACCTAGACATAGTGGCGACCAACTGCGCACGCCGACGCATCCCTACCGGCCCGACTGCGCAGAAGTACGATTCTGATGGCAAGCGCGAACTGATCTACACCATGCCAGAGTCAACCGGCATTGAGGAAGTGGGCAGCATCGGCATGGGCGTGATGCTGATTAAGCGCAACGTCTTTGAGAAGCTGACAGAACCTTGGTTTGAGACTCCCTGGCGCACCGATGCACGAGGCTACATCGGAGAGGATATTTTCTTCTGCCAAAAGGCGAAGGCGGCAGGGTATAAAATCTACATAGACCACGACGTGAGCAAAGAGATCGGCCACATCGGGACGTTTGAGTTTAAGCACGATCACACCTGGATGATGCGCGACATCGAAAAGGAAAAGGCAGAGCATGGCACTTAGCACCTACGCTGAACTGAAAGCCTCGGTCGCCGATTGGCTCAACCGTAGCGATCTCACGACTGCCATCACCGACTTTGTTTCTCTCGCAGAAGCGCAGATGGAGCGCACTCTGCGCACCACGCAGATGATTACCCGCGCCACGGCCACCATTGACGCAGAGTACAACGCAACGCCTGGAGACTTTCTGGAGGCGCGGACGTTTAAGCTAGACACCAATCCCGTCACGCCGTTGCAGTTTGAGACCATTGACAGCCTAGATAACTTGCTGAC